GTGTTGCGTGATGATACAGCCGAACTTCCATCGCCTCTTAAAACTGTAAGTGAGTAATTTGTCGCAGTATCTCCGTTAAATTGGATACACAAAGCCTGTGCTGATGACACTCCAACAAATACCAATCTTAAATCTGTATAGGTTGCAGGTATTGAAGTAAATGTAGTTTCACTTGTGCTACCACTTAAAGTTGCAGTTGCTATCGGTTCATAAGTTGCTGGCATTTGTTACCCCTTAATTCCGTATAGGGCTACTGTGGAAGTAGTTGTAAAATTGCCTGCATCTAATCTAACAACGATTGAATTGACAGCAGAAGTGCTTCTCCACAATCCACTATACAAACCGACTTCGCCGAGTGTAGTGTTTTTATCCATACCTGTTAATACTCTAATAGTTTTATTTTTTGTTGTGCTTGCGTAATCTATAATATCTACAATGCCAACGTTTGGATAAGTTGTGGAAATTCCGTAACCATCTTGAGCAATAGTCATTTGACTTTGAGCATAGTTAGTAGCAAAAGCAGTGCTTCCATCACCAATTAAGCAGTGGGTATTGTAATTACTCGCAGTATCTCCATTAAATCGCATATAAATTCTGGCAGAGGTAGTTCCTATTGCGTTAAAGCGAACTTGTAAGTGAGTATAAGTGCTGGGGATAGAGCTAAAAGTTATCGTTCCACTTGAACCTGTGCCAGTAGCGGTTGCAATAGACTCATATGCGGGATTTGCTAAATGCCCGCTAATTTGGGATGCAAATATCCCTAGAATGGGTGACATTAGGACAGGTCGCCTACGATCGTGAACGTGTTTGAACCAGTGCAGATAATGCTTGCGGCAGAGTAACGAGCGCGAAGAATTGGAGCAGACGCAGAGGCTCCTGTTGAAGTAATGGTTACTCCAGCGCCTTGAGCAAATGAAGTTAAACCTACGCCGATTGATTGCACGTTAATGATGTTGCCTGTTGTAAATACTGATGGCGGAATTGTTACTGTAACGGCAGAAGCGTTTGAAGTTGTAACTAACTTGCCTAAATCTGCTGCTACTAAAGTGTAGGTAGTTCCTGTCTGGGCATTGAACGCAAGGGTTGTATCGTCTTGTTCAGTCCAAACGAAATCAAGATCAGTGCCAGAGTTCTTAGCCAATACTTGACCAGTCGTTCCGCCTTTGAGATCAACGAAAGAGGTGTCAACGCCGCTTAGGGCAGTGCGAATGGCAGCTGCGCCATCCTTGACTAAATCTGTATCGTCTGGAGTTTCCCAGCCAAAGTTTGTTGTAGTTGCCATTAGTTCTCCTTAGGCTACAATTGTAGCATTTAGCCAGTCTAGGGTTGGGTTGATTGTGTTCCATGTTTCGACCGCAGGAACCGAATTCCAACGGAATGCTTGAAGGCTAAACGCCAGCGGTGAAATAGTTAAAGTAATTTCGAGAGTGTTATAACCTGCTCTGAATGACCAGCCTTCTACGAAGCCTTGGAAAGAACCATCGGCTACGTTAGGCGGTAAGTCTGTGATGTTTAGCGGTAAGCCCATGAATACCTTAATCAAGGCATCACGGTCAGAATCAGACAATTCTGGGCTAGCGAGTTGATAAGTAATGGAATCGAATACTGCCTGAGGATAGGCTCTTAAGGCTAAATAAAATTCAGCTTGATTTTCGGCATCTATTGCCTGGTCGAGAGTCGTGCTAATTACTTGACCAAGTTCTCCATATAAACCGATAGAAGCTACATCTGAATCCGTATAACTTTGATTCTGATCCTTCTTATACTTGATAGTTACTTTGTTCCGAATGTCGCCAGAGCGCGTTACGGTTCTAAAACCTGCTCCTAAGGCATCATTGGCTGAAAGGTCTGTGTAACCATTGGTTGCGAAGTATTCTGATCTATGAGTGCTGTCTGCGTATCCTATTCGTCCTTGAGGATCTTCGTATAAATACCCAAGTCCAGAACTAGCAATAAGAGAAGCAATTGAATAATAGTCAGATGAATTGCTATCTCTAGCGTCTAAGTCATAATCTCCGGGTCTATCTATTTCACCCAAACCAGTATTTACCGCATCGCTCCAGATTTCAGTTGGGTCATAAGTTGCCCATGTAGTAGCCGCTGGAACTTTGTTCCATGCGCCAAATAAGAGAGTTGAAAGCAAGGCATACATTTGGTCGCCGTCTTGGTCTTTTGCCAATACGCCAGTAGTAATGCTTTTGGGTAATCTCGAAAGAGCGCCTAGGGCAGTAAGTTCGATGCGCTGGTTGTAGCCTTGTGATCCGATTGAATTGATAGTTACGGCTAAGTCTGTAATAGTGCCGCCAAATATAGGCACAAAGGTGTTAGTTGAATCTTTGACTTCAATAGTAACCGAATCATTAATTTCAAAAGGAATAGCAGATTTGTCAAAATTGAGAATAGAAAGTTGAGCATAGCCAGCGACTGGTTGCGAGTAAATACTGGTGCGACCAGAAGTAATGCTCAGGTTGGCAAGGGTTAGGTTTGTGTAGGTAGTTCCATCAACAATAACCCGCCACACTGGATTCCATTGGGTCATTAGAAGCTGACTGCTCCAATAAGCCCAGAAGCTCCTAGAGTTCCTCTAGCTTGTGAATCATTGAGAAGGGTAACAATTTGTCGGGCAGTGCTTTCAGAATCAAGCGCTCCGTTGACTGTAAAGTTATAAATGTTTTGTTCAGTTTTAGTAAGTTCAGGAGTATATCCAGCGCTAGGCATCATGGGAGATGGCATACCTGAAACATTTGAAAGTCCTACACTGGCAGCCACTTTTGCTGCATTGTTAACGCTTGCCGCAACTGTTTTTGTAGAACCACCAGTGCCACCGCTAGTTCCACCCACTGGAAAGTTTATGTTCATTGGAGTTGAACTACGATTTGAAGATCTTACACCTGCCCGCTGCGCTCCTGCGCTAGCAATTCCTGCATATTCATTTGCTAATGCAACTGTCTCATCGGCGTTCAGTAACCAGTTTTTAGGGTTGCTGATAACCTTGATTAAACCAAGTGTGTAAGCAAGTCCATTAATCAATTTTTCAAATACTTTAATAACATTTTCTGCCCAACCGATAACCTTGGCTAAACCTGAACTGCTGCCTGTGTTTTGGTCTGCATTAAACACTGCAAACACTTTACCCACACTTATTGCCATGCTTCGGAATGCAGCGCCTAAATCGTAGGAAGCTTTAGCAGTTCCTTGTAACCCTTTTTCTACGCCTTGATTTCCTGTTAAGCCAGCAACGAATGCGTTGATTTGAGGCAGGACTCTATCGGTTATAAAAGTAACTAACTTTTGCAAGGATGGAAGAAGAGCAGCGCCTACTGATTCTTTAGCTTCATCAAGAGCCGTTTTGAGCTTACGCATTCTGCCTTCAAAGGTATCAGCTTGAACGCTTGCCTGGTCTTTGAAAGTTGAAGATAATGCCTTTGTAGCAGCGTCGAAATCTTTTGACTTAATGATTGATTCATCTAATGGAACACCTAAACGCTTTAATGCTCCATAATTACCGTCATAGGCTTTTGCTAATGCTTCACTCACGCTCTGGAGAGATTTACCGCTACCTGCAGAAACGTCTAAGGCTAGGGTCTGAAGTTTTTGCGCCTCTTCAACATCTTTAACGCTTCTGGTCAAACGATCTAGCGATGGGCGGAGTTCATCATCAGTAACGCCAGTGGCAAGGCTAGTTTTAAGAATATATTCTTCGACTGAGGCTATCTGGCTCTTTGTTGCGCCAGTCACATTTTCAAGAGTTTTTGCCAGGCTTGCTTGTGCCTTCTCATCTGCTATTGCAGACTCGACGCCTTCCTTAATTAACTTGCCAGCATAGAGAGCGGCAGCGGCGGTTGCAGCGGCAAACGCTAGACCAGCCTTCTTGCCAAAGTCTCCTAATTTATCTCCGAAAGATTGAACATCTTTTTCGCTGGTTTTAAGGCTATCGGTTAACCCTTTAACCTCGCCCAGAATGGCTAACTTGAGTGTTCTTGAATCAGATGCCATTAGAACTCCTTGATTATCTTAGAGAATGCTTCTTGCCATTCTCGAATGATATGAGGCTGAGCAGCCTTGAGTGTTGGAAAGATAAAGTAGCCTTTATTACCGCGCCCTAAGTTTGGAGTTCTATTTGGAAATTGCGGGAATCGATTAGATCCAAATTCCATTCCACCCCATAAGCTTTTAGTAGTTCCACCGCCAGAGAATCTTTGAGAAGCAAACCCCAAACTAATCTCACCGATTTTGGAAGTTTTGGAAACCTTGCCATTATCAGCAATTCTTTTGGCTACCTTTGTGGCGACAGTTCTAGTTCCTGCAGCTTCTTTAATCTTTCCTAATGCGTAATCTGCCAGAGCGCCAGAAACCTTTTTGGCTTCAGTTATTGCAACGTCGTCCATAGCTTTGAAGGCTCTGACTACTTCTCGGATTTCTTTCCGATTGTAGGCTTCAACTTCTGCCTGATTCATTGCGCTCCTTTAAGATTTCAAATGCGGTAAGTATTTCCTCTGCCGTTTGCCATTCGCTCATCGGTATCCCAGTCAAAATTGCTAGATTGACTAGAGTTCGATTTATGCTTCCTGGCTCGTAGCTTTTGGGTCTGACTCACCTACGATTACATCCGCAACCGTTTCTTGCCATACTTCAAAAGATTTGACTGGCTTACCAGCGGCTTCGCGCTTGTGTGCGTGATATGCCAAAAACATTAAATCCCAGATGCCGATGTTATCTTGCGCCTTAGAAATAGTGTTGCCAGTAGCCTTTTCCCACTTAGCCCACTCTGGCGGTTGAGCAGTATAAGTTGCCTGTTCGCCAGAGTTGAATTCGATGGTTATTGGTAGTTTCATTTTTGCTCCCTAGTTTTGTTTGTTACGCGAAGTTTTCGGTTGGTGTTCCGACTACTAGCATAGACCAAGAGTCAGTCTGCGCTCCTGGAGCAGCTCCACCGACACCTGGAAATACTGGATATGCAGTGCCTGTAAACACTGCGCCAGTTGCTGCAGTGATTGAATAAGCAAGAGCAGTATTTGGAGCTGTTTCAGCTGCAGTCCACATTGCTTCGAATAGTGATGATGCAACGCCCCAGTCGGCTAGAAGTTCGACTGAAAGAGTCCACTGATCATCAGTGTGCTTATAAGCCTTGCCATCTAGTGTTTGGTAAGTATCGATTACTGGTGAGTTTGTCAGAGTAACGCTAGTTGTTTGCCCATCGTAGTTTGTTGAAGCGATGGTAAAAGTAATGTCGCGCCCTGTAATGACTGTTGTTGGCATTTGGGTTTTCTCCTTAGTTGGTTTGTGTGTAGTAAGTTGAAACGCTGATATCCGCGACAAGCAAATTGCTAGCGCCTACTTGTGTAACTGTTGGTCGTTGAACTGCTCCTACTTCATACCCTGATGGGATGGCAGAAACAACACTTATGATGAGCTGCTCGATATTGTCGAGAGACGCTGGATTACTGTTATAAGCAACGCAGACTGTGATTGTGTAATTAAGTTTGCAGTGAAAAGATGATTTTCCAATTGTATTAAATTCGATATAGGGTGAATCTGGAACGCACACAATTGCAGGTGGAATAACTGTCTCTGGAACGAAAGCGTAAACATTTCCAGCAACGCCAGCAAGTGCAGTTGCCAACGGTTGCCTAACGGATGAAAGGATCGTTGATGCGGTCATTGAACAATTGACTCCACATCGATATAAGCACCAAGTAAGCCGACGCAGCGATTGAATAATGAGC